GTTTCCCAGTCACGATCGGGAGGCGGAAGCCGACCAGGGCCAGACGGGAAACTGAAGAACGCATTTGCCGCAGCCAGGGGTCACGCCGACGACTCAGGCACATTTACGTTGTCAAGAGAAATCCATGCCGGAATTAAGAACAACGACTACTACGTTCAAGCGCTATCATTCGGTCCAGGGCAGGGAGAGTCTGGGATATCAGAGATTAGGGGGGTTACGGTTAGACCTGCAAACAGCACAGCAAAGTACATCTGCTACCCAGACCATTACGAGAATACCGAGACTGGCGAGAGCGTTACAACCGAGCGAACGATTCAAGGGGCAATTCAGGACGCAAGCCCGGGCGACCTGATTCTAGTTAAGGACGGCAACTTCAAGAAGATGACGCTTGATAAGGAGTGGACACAATATCAAGACCCAATCTGGGTGGTCGCAGAAAACTTCGATAAGGTTTTTATTGAGCGGCACGATGTTGGCGGCAGCGCAACAGTTACGATTAAGCGATTGGGCTACGTTTCATTTTACGGGCTATTTATCCAAGCGTCTGACTTGTACGGAGTTTCGTTTAATACTAAGCAGGTGAACGGATACCCTAATATTCACTTTTACGACTGCGCAATTGACGGCGAGTGGGACCACGTAAAGAAAGAGGGCTTTGACGCTAAATGGGGAGTGTTAGGATATGACCAAAAAGACTTCGTCTGGCGTGGGGGCTACATTCAGAACATCAAACGGGAGCACGCATTCTATTGGCACAATAGTCAAGGTGGGGACAACGGCTATGCCGTTACCATCGAGGACTGCCGACTCAGACACGTGGGCAGAACGGCTACCCAATTTGTTGCAAGAAGCGGGGATTCGAACGGATACGAGGGCAGCGGACAAATCACAATTCGAAATGTTGAAGCGGAAGACTGCAACTTAGGCGACTTCTACGGCGGAGGTTCTACGTTTACGTTTGCAGGCAGGCATCGAGGACCAGTATTGCTGCAAAACGTGTCGTCTAAGGCAGGATTCAACGCAGACCTTAACGCAACTGCAGGCAAGACCGTCGGGACGGGTGCATTCGTCTGTTACCATGGCGGAGGCTCTGACGACGTCAACACAGAGTCGATATTTGTCAAGGATTGTGACCTACAAATGGCGCCAGAAGCAGGCGATAGACCGCATATGCAGATAGCAGCGGTTGACCTGTTTGAAATGGAGACATCAACCATTACTTCGGGCGACAAGGAAGCGATGGCCATCCAAACTGGGGCTATAAACGTTCTCAACCTAGACCGCGCATCAAATGTAACGGGCGATTGCACAGTCGACGACAAGAAGTACGACACTTATCAACAGATGCTTAATGACTTGTAATGAAGGGAGTATGGGCGCCACAACCAGGACCTCAGCACGACGCCATTCTAGCAAAGTGGTGCGAAGAGCTCTTTTTTGGCGGCGCTCGAGGCGGAGGGAAGTCAGACTTCCTTCTTGCCGACTTCCTTCAGGAAGTGCACAAGTATGGAAAACACTGGCGTGGCGTTATCTTCCGAAGAACCTACGACGAACTGGAGGAGCTGCTACACCGAGCAAGGCAGTTGTACCCACCAACCGGCGCAATGTGGGTGGCAGGAAAGCGAACGTGGGTATGGGAGAATGGTGCAACGCTGAAGTTTCGCTTTCTCGAGCGAGACCAAGACGCTGATCGCTATCAAGGACATCAATACACTTGGATTGGCTTTGATGAATTGACATCTTGGCCAACCGACCATTCGTACAACAAACTCAAGGCCTGCCTTCGAAGTGCTGAGATAGAAATTCCAACCAAGCGCATTCGAGCAAGCGGTAACCCCGGAGGCGTGGGCCATAACTGGGTACAGAAGCGGTTTGTGGATCCTCACCCTTTGGGCAGCATACCCATCCGAGACGAGAAAACGAACAGCGAGCGGCTCTTTATTCGCTCTCGTCTTCAAGACAACGAGGCCTTGATGGAACGAGACCCAACGTACGTGGATCGCTTACGTATGTCAGGACCTCCAGCGCTAGTGAAAGCGTGGCTCGAAGGCGATTGGTCAGCAATTATAGGAGCATATTTCTCGGAATTCTCTATTGCTAAGCATGTGATAGAGCCGTTCGAAATATCAGACTATTGGATGCGATTTGGAGCTAAAGACTGGGGGTCGGCGGCCCCTTTTGCGGTCGGATGGTTCGCAGTTAGTGACGGAAGTGACATTAGATTCCCAAAAAATGCATTAATTATGTATCGCGAATGGTATGGGGCGGAAGGACCCCAGCAAGGGCTAAAAATGACAGCCGAGCAGGTGGCAGACGGTATTTTGGAGCGGACGGAAGAAAAAGTCTCGTATTTTAAGGCAGATCCGTCTATGTTTGCACAAGATGGGGGGCCATCGTTAGCTGAGAGGATGAAGCGTCGAGGGTTAAATCTCGCCCCGGCAGACAATAAGCGTATTCCCGGATGGGACGCGCTTAGGTCAAGATTAGCCGGACACGATGAAAAACCTATGATATACTTCTTCTCAACGTGCGTGGATACGATACGAACCCTACCTGCTCTTCAGCATGACGTAATTAGACCTGAGGACGTGGATACCACGGGAGAGGACCATTGCGGGGACATGGTGCGCTATGCCTGCATGTCGCGGCCTTGGACAAAACCGGCGCCGTTTAGCGAGCCACTGCGAGGAGCAAATGAGATGACGTTGGATGAGCTTTGGAAAAGGACAGATAAACAAAGAGAAAACGTGAGGATATAATGTCAGAAGATACGTCCTTTAGTCCATTCCTCGGAAGAAATACGCGACACTCGGCACTTGTGGCGAGTTCAGAAGTAGATGTCGATCTGACTGGCGCGAATGCAATAATGATCTCGGGGGAATCACTAACTCATGCAACAGTTTTCGTTCGTATTGGCAACGGGAGTCAAACAGCAACAGATGCGGATTTGCCTATAACGGCCTCGGGGAAAGCCCAGCTTGTTCCATTGTCTCCAACGGATGACACGGTGGCAGTTCTTTCATCAAGTGGTAGCTTACCCATTAATTTTGCACCAGGACATGTAACAGTCGGAAGATAGGAGAAACCTAAATGTCTCAACAATTCTCACCTCACTACGGAAGTGGAGTAAGCATCGCGGCCACAACAAGCTCGGGGAACACAGCGTTTACAGCAAACGGAGCAAACGCACTGGCCATATCACTCGATAGCATTACAGGCGCTACGGTCTTTGTAAAAATTGGAGATACTGCACAAACGGCAACGACAGCAGATCTGCCAATAACTGGAGCCGGCGGTCTTTATATTGTTCCGATAGACGGGACGGACGACAACATTGCAGGGGTTACGGCCTCTGGTTCTAGCACTGTGCGGATTATTCCGGGTAACATCACTGTCGGGAGATAAAAATGGCACAGTTCAACGAAGGTCACATCCTCGATATGGGGGAGGCCGAAACTGAAGCCCCATCAGATTTTGGGAAGGACCCCGTAGGCCAACATCGACGTTGGATGTTGGAGATTACACTTGCCGAGAAAGAAACTGAGAAGTGGTTTAATCGCGGAAAGAAGATTATTAAACGCTACCGCGACCAAGAGGAGATGGAGAACCGCGTCGTTGAACGCACCGCAACTAGCTACAACATCTTATGGTCGAACATTCAAACACTCCAGCCTGCGCTATACTCGCAAACACCCAAACCGCAGGTTGAACGCCGCTTTAAAGACGGCGATCCTCTTGGTCGGGTAGCTTCTCAAGTCTTAGAAAGAGCCACGTCTTACGCTGTCCAAGACGATTATTTCGACCCCGTCATGCGAGCTGTACGAGATGACTATCTTCTCGTTGGTCGTGGCACAGCATGGATTAGGTACGTTCCTCACTTTTCTAACGTCCGAGAAGACATTGACCCCGATTCCATGCAAGCAATGGGAGAAACAGATGTAGGGGCAGAAGCAACAGGTGGAGAGGACATTCAAGAAGACGAACAAGGCCAGTTTCGCATGCGAGAAGAGCTCGATTATGAGGAGGTGGTTTGCGACTACGTTTATTGGGAGGATTTTGGACATACACCGGCTAGAAGATGGGATGAAGTAAGAGCTGTTTGGCGTAAGGTTTATATGAACCGGGACCAGCTAGTAGACAGGTTCGGAGCGCAAGTCGGCAACGAGATAGGGCTAGATTATGCGTCGCACGCAGCTAAAAAACTTCTGGAGGAAGAGGAGGGAGTACGCAAAGAGGCTTTTAAGAAAGCAGAAATATATGAAATTTGGTCAAAAGAAGACAAAAAAGTCTATTGGCTGTCCAAGTCATACGGAAAAATCATCGAGCAAAAGAACGATCCATTAAAACTGAATGACTTCTTCCCATGCCCAAGACCTCTGTATGCTACGCAAACGACAAACACCTTAATTCCCATCCCTGATTACGTTCTCTACCAAGACCAGGCCAAAGAACTAGACGACCTAACAGCGCGCATCGACTTACTCACCAACTCTATGCGTATTATGGGCTGTTACGACTCTTCGTTCGAAAGCTTGCAACGCTTAATGGATGAACATGCGGAGAACGAGCTAATTCCGGTTGATAACTGGCCATCGTTTCAACAGCAAGGCGGGTTTCAGGGCGTTATGCAGCTATTCCCTGTTCAGGATATGGCGCAAGTGCTTCAAACACTTGTTCAGTTACGCGAACAGATAAAACAGGACCTGTACGAGATTACGGGCATCTCCGATATAGTACGCGGGCAAAGCGCTCCACAGGAAACGGCAACTGCACAGCAGATAAAAGGACAATTTGCGACTGCTCGGCTGAGGGACAGGCAGCAAGAAGTCCAACGCTTTGCTCGCGATTTAATTGCACTACAGGCAGAAGTAATCGCAGAGCACTTTTCGCCTCAAACCCTAGCTCTTATTTCAGGCGCAGAGCTTATGTCACCAGACGTAATGCAAGGCTTTACGCAAGCTGTCGAACTACTGCGCAATGACGCTCTAAGAACGTTCCGAGTTACCATTGAAACGGATAGTACTGTTGCTCTTGATGAAGACCTAGAGAAGCAGAATAGGTCTGAAGTAGTTCAGACAATAGGCGGCTTTATGCAGCAAGGGATGATGGTTGCTCAACAGGCCCCAGCGATGGTTCCTTTTATGGGGGAGACGCTGTTGTGGCTTGTTAGAGCGTTCCGCACAGGCAGAAACCTAGAAAGCTCGCTCGAGCAAGCAATAGCCGCGGCCTCACAGCCTCCCCCACCCGAGGAACAAGGCCCAGATCCAGAGATGCAAAAGCTTCAAGCTCAACTGCAGCTGAAACAACAAGAGCTCCAAATGGAAGCGCAAACAGCTCAGGCTAAGATGCAACAGGACGGCCAACTTAAGCAGGCGGAGATACAGCAAAAGTTTCAAGCGAAGATGCAAGAGTTGCAGGTTAAGCAGCAAGAAAGTGAAGCAAAGATGTCGCTTGAAATGCAAAAGATGCAAAAGGATATAGAAGTTGCGCTTCAGAAACTACAGAACGACTTTATGATTAAGCAAATGGAGTTGCAGCATAAAAAGGAAATGGACAACAAGCCCTCCGAGGTCAAGCGAGCGGTTTTTACGACGAATCCAGAAACAGGGGACAGGGAAGCGATTATAGGGTCTATGGGTTCTACTAACGGGATTTAGGGGAGTGAGCACAGAAAGCGGGGTGATGTCTGGCCAGAGTTTTGTGAGGATTATCGGCATGGTAGTTTCAATCATGACGCTCCTCGGAGGCTTACATTTAATTGTAGACCCGGTAGAAAAGCGGCTAGAGGATTTAAAATCTCGTTTTGAAGCACACGAGAGGCTCGAAGGGCACGCAATGGCGATAGGGAAGCTCCGAGCATTTGACGAGAAGTTTGGGTTTTTAGACCGGAGGATAACGGAGATTGAGAGAAAGGGAAGATAATGGAAGCAATGGCGGGCTATCTAGTAATGTTGATAGGGGGAGGGTGTTGGTTCTTTTTTTTTCACGGTCGTTCGGGATTGATGAGCGACAATGGTCACGACTCCTCTGACATCTTATCGAGTCCGGGGAATTTGTATATATTGAGCCACGAGCTCTACAAAACCGCAACGACCATGCGACCGAATGGCAGATTACGGAACGAAGCATAAATGTCAGACAATATAAGAAGAGTCGATGAGCCTGCCGGCGTCCCCGTCGCTACCGACGAAGTTACCCGCAATGCCACAGTCGAGCACCAACAAATTGTAAAGATAGGCTTAGGCGCAGAGGGAGCTCACGATACCGTTGTAGATTCCGGCCAACAAACCATGGCCAATTCGGTGCCAGTTACCATGGCATCTGACCAAAGCAATATCGACATCAATATAGCTGCTTCAGATGTCTCTATAGGCGGCGGTACGGAGTACACAGAAGGAGACACGGACGCCACAATTACCGGTGGAGCCGTTTTAGCCGAAGGGCCGGCGGACACTCTAACTCCTTTGCAAGTCGATGCTTCTAAGCACTTACAAGTAGATATAGCCGCGGATTCCGTGGGGATAGGCGGCGGAACCCAATTCGACGACGGCGACACAATAGATACAAACTCCCAGGGCACTTTAATGATTGCTACTACGGGAGTCTCTGGGACAGCTCGCGCAGTACGCTGCGAAAACGACGGAGCTATTCATGTTGCGGACGGTGGGGATTCTATAACAATCGATAACGCAGACATCACAACTATTGCCGGCGCGGTGTCGGGCTCTGAGATGCAGGTCGATATCGTAGCAGACGGCGCAGGACTAGCAACAGCAGCTAACCAACTCCCTGACGGTCACAACGTAACAATCGATAACGGTGCGGGAGCAGCGGCGGTCAATATTCAAGATGGTGGGAACACCATATCTGTTGACGGGACTGTAACGGCGAATGCAGGGTCTGGAACATTTACGGTTACAGATGACGGGTCTTTTACCTTAGCTGCGAATTCCGGGGTAGATATTGGAGACGTTGATGTTTTAACTCTTCCTGATGTGACTCAATCAACAGCATCTAATCTTAATGCGCAAGTTGTAGGCGAAGTAGCACATGATTCTGCAGATTCTGGCAATCCATTAAAGGTCGGCGGGGTAGCCGAGGATTATGATACCACCCCAGAAGGTTCCGACCCTGGAGCTACAGAAGTAGCAGACGGAGACAGAGTTCAGCTATCGTTAGACCAAGCAGGGCGTATAGTAGAGCGTCCAATTGCTTCATATCACGACCTCGATAATATTAGCACGACTTATAATAACACAACGACAACGGCCACTTCTCAGGCTGTAGACGCGGAAAAGTACCGCAGTGGGTGTCTATTTTTCGATATTACAGAATCAGGAACCGCTACTACCATTCGCTTCATCTTAGAGGTGTCTGCGGATGGAACTAATTATCATGATTACATGTTTGGCCCGTGGGTGTCTTTGACATACGACGATACAACAATCGCCGATGCATCGACATTATCGGAGGCGGTTCCTTTTGATGTTAACTGGCAATCAATGAAAGTGCGCGTAGACACTGTAGGAACAGGGGCTTCGGACACTTTCACAGTGACAAACGCAAGGATTTATTTAAGGAACTAGTTTCATGTCAATCATGAAACAATGGAATAAGAATTCATTAAGAGTGGTGTGGTCCAGAACTAGAACGGCTACAACTATTGTTAATGGGGACATGGAGTTCATCAGCAGAGATGATAATCACGGAAGGTTTTTCGTAGTAGCGGGGCTAGAAGGGGCTGGGAGTACGTACAAGATACAGTTTTTCAATATAGACGGGAATAATGACTGGTTTTTTACCTCTGTTGTAAATACAGCAGCTGCAAACCTTGAATACAGAGGGGTAAGCTCGAACGGTAAAAACTTAATAATAGCTACGCGCGACACCTCTAGTAATAGGGACCAAATTAGACACTATGACCTAAACACAGGGAATCAAATATCCAACAATGGTATGGGGAACCGCAACTTCAAAGGCTGCACATGGGATGGGCGAAGGCTCTGGACGATATCGAATGGTGGAACAAGAATTGACGAGAATATTCTAACCGACAATGGAACAAGATGGAGAAGAGTAGGTATTACAAATATTTCCCAGACTTTAAACTCTCTAACTTATGACGGAAGGTTTTTTTACGGAATAGATACCTCAGGGAATATGCATCAATACACCGAGGCGTTTAACCAAATAAGAAAGACAGCATTTGTAGGCGCAGGGGCCATAAATGGTGTCATGACAGACGGGAAAGACTTATATACTTGGGAACCACATTAAATGGCCACACTAGTAACAATGCAGCAAGATGTAATTCAGATAAGCAAACAAGAGTTGTTTGACACTCTGACAACTACTAACCCTACCGAGTTTACGGGCAAAACGTTTAATGACGTGGAAACGATAGAAGAGGATGCCGACGACGCTTCTTTTATCAAGTTTACATTTAAAAAGGTGACAGTCTAATGACGGGGATAACCTATTTTGACATTGCAGCGGGACGTGTTCCCAACCATCGCGTTCATTACGTCTATGGCGACTTACTTGCAGTAGGTAATGTGGAGACAGTTACTGAGTACCAGGTTCCCGATCTTACCTTTGCACTAGTGGTGCAGGTTTTTTCCGGGACCAATCAGGAGGTCGCTCTCCAATTGCAGCGTAAGCCGGAAGGGGGGTCATTTAGTGCCTTAAAAACTTTCTACGCGAAGGAGGAAGATACTAGTAGTGAGCTTACTCTTCCTTTCAAGGTTAACCCTAAGGACACTCTCCGCCTCCAAACGATATTCTCTGCGGGAGCGAGTATAGTGGTCAATGCTGGGTATTCGTTAATTTTGATGGACGACACAAAGGGATAAGACAATGCCAAGAGGAGGAAAACAAAGAGATTTACAGACTACGTCTGTTACAAAAGATGACGTATTTGACCTTCTTGTAGAAGATAATCCTGATATCTTTGGCTCCAAGCGGAAGCAGGATTATATTGATATCGTAGAAGACCCGTCAGATTCTACTCGGCTTCTTGTAACGTTCACTCAGACAGAGAAAAACGTGTAATGTCCCTGTTGTTGCTCTTTACTCCAGCCGCAGATGCGGCTGTTACTACAAAGGGCTTTGCGGGACATTGGGTCAGGAGGAAAAAGAAGGAGGCGCCGGAAGAAAAGCCAGAAGTTGCGGTTAGGGTAAAGATAACTCCGTCGAAGGTTTCGGAAGCGGAGGAAGCCCCCGAGGAGATAACAGAGGTATTCAAACCTCCAGAGTTACCAGCGGCTGAGTTGTTGATTTTTCTTCTCTTAATAGAAAAACAGCTTATAATAGATTTAAAGCAGGTAGAGGCCAAAAAGGAGAAATTAAAAAAGGCGGAAGAAGAGGCAGCGCTTTTGGCCCGCTTAGAAACCGAGCGAATACTTATTCTAGCCAGGCTAGAAGTAATGAAATCCCTTATTCGCGAGCAAGAAGATGAGACTTTACTTATTTTGATGATAACCTAATGTTTGCTGAAAGAACGCCAAAACAACTAGGTCAGTCGTTACCCAGCGATACGACTGCCGTCAGCATTTATAGCCCCGGGGACGGAATAACGGCTAGAATTACGGATATTTACATCTGCAACGTGACGGGGAGTTCCGCCGATTTCAGAATATTTGTTGATGATGATGGGACCACATACTCAACAGCAACCGCGCTTTATTATGATGTAGCTCAGGGAGCTAATACGACAACCCATGTTGAAACTAATCTTTATATGAATAATTCAAGTGGGAATATTGCTGTCAGAACTGACACAAATAGCGCTCTTTGTTTTACGATTTTTGGAGAAGAGTTTTCAACGACATAATTATTTAATAGTTTGCGACAGAAAATTCTGATAACATTGGTGCAAATGGCCAGACAAAGATATGTTTTTGAAGAAGATAAGTGGATCCCCGCAGAAGAGGCGAAAGGCAAGCGGTATGAGGGGCATTACGTCATAACCGACGAAATGGATGCGGCTATTAATCCAGCAGATGGACGAGTTTATACTAGCAAAGGCAAATTTCGCCAGGCGACTCGCGCAAATGGCTGTATTGAGATAGGAAACGAAAAAATAGAGGACCGCCGAAGCGCGAGTGTCCCAGGAGTCGGCAGAGCAATTGCTGAGGCAATGGAGCAGATTCATTCACGAAGGTAATATGGCTGAAGAACAAGTAGAATCCCTACCAGAAGAAACACAAGGAGTGCTATCTCTCGGACAAGAGATAGCAAATGCATTAGATGCTGCTCAAGAGCCACAAGCTGAGGAAGCAGAGAGCGCTAGTCCTGAACCTAGCGCCACTGAAGAGATTTCTGACCAATCGGAGCCTGAAGAGGCGGACGAACCACAATCTGAGCCAGTTGAAGCAGAGCCAACTGAGCCAGAATCCCCGGCAATCGACGCACCCGCAGGCTGGTCAAAGAATGGAAAGAGCGCGTTTAAAGACCTGCCTTACGACCTGCAGAAAGAAGTAGCAGAAAACGTTAAGAACTTTCAACGTGACTACACCCGAAAAACCGAAGAACTGGCGAGGATGCGCCGTGATTTGGACCCCATAAAGGAACTGGTCGAGCCCATGAAGCCTCAGTTGGCTATGGAAGGGGTTGACCCGAGAACCTATCTCACAGGTCTTGTTCAAGTAGATACTCTACTTAGGCAAAAACCCGTAGAGGGAGCCAAATACGTACTAAACCGTTTAGGAATAGATCCACGCCAATTAATTGATGCCGCCCAAGAATCAACTGGGGAAGCACAATTTGACCCACGGGTTCAGAACCTAACGGGTGAAATACAGGGGATGAAGCAGTATTTACAGCAGCAGCAAGCGATGCAGCAACAGCAGGCTATGGAAGGCTTAAAAAGCGAAATAACCTCTTTTGCTCAAACGAAGAACGAAAATGGGGAGCTAAAATACCCTCACTTTGAAGAAGTGTCGGCGGAAATGGTCCCATTAATCCACCACTTGCGAGCTACTGAACCTGGTCTTTCGAACCATCAGGTCCTCGAGAAAGTTTACGATCGAGCGGTCTATGCCAATCCTGAGACCAGAAAGAAACTGCAAGACGCAGAAGCGGCCAAGGCTATAGCTGCTCAAGAGGCTGAGAAAAAGGCCAAGATAAAAGCAGCGAAGAAAGCCAGCGGTTCTGTTACTGGAGCACCCGGAGCCGGCGTGACTCCAACTCCTCCTACTGATGTGCGTTCAGCCCTAGAAGAAGCTTGGGGCGGCTTGTAATGGGTAGAATCATTGGAGGAAATTTAATATGGCAACTCCCAATCTTAGTGAGATTGTCACCACCACTTTGCGCAACCGCTCGAAGATGTTGGCTGACAACGTCACAAACAACAACGCACTACTCTATCGCTTAAACAGCAAAGGAAAAATTAAGCCTGTTTCTGGCGGTAGAACCATCGTTCAAGAGCTCGATCACACAGAGAACAGCACGTTTAAGCGCTATTCTGGATATGAAGTTCTTGATATTTCGCCGAGTGAAGTGATCTCCGCTGCGGAATTCAACTACAAGCAAGCGGCAGTAGCCGTTTCAATCTCTGGTCTTGAAGAGTTGCAAAACTCTGGACGAGAGGCATTGATTGACTTGCTTGAAGCTCGAATTACTAACGCTGAGCGGACTTTGGTAAACAACATCGCATCTGACATTTACTCAGACGGTACAGCAAACTCTAGCAAACAGATTGGAGGACTCCAACATCTGGTTGCTGATGCAGGTACTGGAACAGTAGGTGGTATTAACTCGTCTACTTTTACTTTCTGGCAGAACGTAGCCTTTGACGCCACTACAGACGGCGGTGCAGCTGCAACTTCTGCTAACATCCAGAGTTACATGAACCGGGTGTACGTACAATTGGTTCGTGGTATGGATCAGGTAGACTTGATTGCTGCAGATGATGCTTACTGGAGACTCTATCTTGAGAGCCTACAATCTATTCAGCGTATTGCTGATGACGAAATGGCTCAAGCTGGATTCCAGACGCTTAAATACATGGGCGCAGATGTTGTGCTTGACGGCGGTGTTGGAACTAATGCTCCAGCAAATCACATGTACTTCCTTAACTGTGATTACTTATTCTTCCGACCACATCGGGATAGGAACTTTGTCCCTCTCGATCCGGATAGATTCGCAGTTAACCAGGATGCAATGGTTAAACTCATTGCCTGGGCCGGGAATATGACAACTAGCAACCGAAGTCTTCAAGGTGTTTTGAAAGACTAAGTTGACATAAAGGAGGGAGGGGAGTAGCTCCTCCTTCCTTTAAGAAAGGAGAAAATAATCATGGCTGAACATTTTAATTCCCCTTCTGCGGGGATTGACTTAGATGCGGTGGGAACCGACCAATTGTTCCAGCTTGGAACTATCGTTTGTGGGTCTGACAGTTCAGGGAGTTATTCCGCTGAATATGTTTACGTACAAGCAAATGGCGCGGTCGCTCAGTACGCAGCAGCAGAGCTTTCAGAGGGTCAGATGACTGATATCTCTGTTTCTGATGCTACGGCTGGAACTAAGCCGCTTCAAGTTGTAATTCCACAAGTTGCTTTTGCTGACAACGAGTACGGTTGGGCAGTGATGAGTGGAAACGGAACGGTGTTGTGTATTAGTGCCGGAGCAGCAGCTCCTGATGTAAGAATGTACCTTACATCAACTGATGGGCAACTAGATGATGTTGCGTTAACTAATGGTATGATTCACGGTCTAAGACTTACAGCCTCTGAAGGAGCTGTTGGTTCTAAGGCTACGTTTCATGCTTGTCAGCGCATGTCTGTAAACACTGACGCTCAAGCGTAAAAACCAAGGGGGCTTCGGCCCCCACATTTAAGGGCTATGGAAAGAAGAGAGCTAAGGGCATTAGGTTCATATATTGAAGAAGTGGTAAGAATGTATATTGCCGCCCATGAAACAGGCTTTCATAATAGAGTAGCAGGAGAGCCGCTCCCGCAGTTTAAAGAGCGGTTTCTTTCTCTACTAGATACCCTAGCAGATCCCATGGTTGAGGATCAGGGGTTAGATGGGATTGGAAGTTTTGTGCAAGATAAAGATGTAATTCTTTATGGCGGAGCAAATACCGCTAGAGGCCCTAAGCTAGATAATCCTTTTATTGTTAGAATAAACAATCACTACCTTTGGCAGCAAGACAACAGCAAGTGCGATGATGGCTATACAGAAACACATGGAGTGTATCATGGCTGTGGTTACGCCGGTCTTTCTGCACAGTTTTTAAATATACCCCCTAATGGGCTTAAGTTCGTTGCTCAGAATATGGGCCATAGAAAACCTAGGTTTGCAGCATGGGCGAGGTCTCAAAAGGTTTATTATACAAGCTATGCAGAAAGAGATGGTGAGGAGTTTGAGAGAGGAGTAGATCCTGAAAAATACGAAGAAGTGTTTTCTTCTCTCATAGAAGTCTGCCCACAGCCTTTCACAGGTGTTTTGGCGGCTTTTCATTTATTAACTTTCCCTATCAAGAGTTTACATTTAACTGGGTTCGACTTCTATGCGGGAAGAGAGCACGTAAATAAAACGAAAGAAGACGGGAGAGAATACAGAGGCGAACACAGTTTGGATGACAATAAAGCAGCTATGAGGGAAATACTAAATGATACAAGATGTCAACCAGACAGACTTTTACTCGACAGTTTACAATAAACTGTACCAGATAGGATATCACGCCGATCCTAACTATAGCCACAGCTTCGGGCTAATAGAGTATCTGCTTAAAAACTGTGATTTTGACACAATTTTGGACGTTGGCGCCTCTCATGGAGCAGCTGTCCATAAGTTGCAGTTCTCTGGAAAGAGCGCTCTCGGACTAGAAGTAAGCTTTGAGGCCGCAACAAGAGCAAATCATTTTGGTAGGCCAGTTCTCTGGGGCTGCGCAACGAAGATGCCTTTTGTGAACAACTTTTGCGACGCTGTGATGTCAACAGACATGATGGAGCATTTAAGACCAGATGATGTGGACCAAGCAGTGAGCGAATGTCGCAGGGTTGCTTCGAAATATATAGCTATGAAAATTTGCCCTATGGAAGAAGCAGCAGGTTGGGGGAGGAAGGTGGGAGTTGAGAACTTACATCTTACTGTTCAGCCAATGGAATGGTGGATAGATAAATTTAAAGCCCCTGAAGACGAATTGATTTTCCACGAAAGAGACACCTTTGTAATTGAACTTCATAAGGAGAAAACAAATGCAAACGGGATTTGTGCCGACTAATACAGTTAATGGGCAAAGACTAGCCGAAAGAGAAACCCCTGTGCGGTTTTATCATAAGGCATGGGAAAATAAGTTTGAAAGCAAGAAGCAAGGTCGTCCAATATTCGACGACCAGCTCTGGATAGACATCTACCACATGGGGAGCTCTGACATAACAGAGCGTCCTATGAGAGAAGAAGATAAACAGAAATACCCATTACAATGGGAGGCCTTCGAAAGAGAGGGCAATACTCCAATTATAGGGGTGCCTCTCGAAGAATGGCCAGGCTCTGGGCTTTCCGTCTCACGAATAGCAGAGCTTAAAGCTAATAATATTCAAACGATTGAAGACTTAGCGGCCTTTCCTGATGGGAGCTTAGAGAAGCTAGGGATGGGAGGGCGAGAGTTACAAAGCCGCGCAAAGACATTCTTAAAGCTCCAGGACCAAGCAGAACCGCTTGAGGCGCTCAGTCGAGAAAACGAAGAGCTCAAAGCTCAGTTGGAAGAGGTTAGAGAGCAAATAAAACAACTGAGCCAACAACCAACAAAAAGGCCGAGAGGGCGGCCAAAGAAAGAGGGAGCAAGTCAATGCCTAGAAGACCAAGCTTAAGAGCGAGAAGAAGACCTGGAGCTCGTAGGCCCGCTATGCGGAGACCTGCGGTACGTAAAGGAACGATGAAAGCTAGAGCGCGTCGACGAAGGTCGATGTATTAAAGGAGAAACAAAATGCCAAAAGGAATGAAACAAGCAGGAACTAAACACCCGTACGGGGTTAGTGGGAGAAAAAGAGGGGGCTCTATGGTTGACCGCGTTTACCACGGTGAAACAAGAGCCGATTCTGCCGGAAGCTATAAGGGCTCTAGGTCCACAAAGTCCGGTAAGAAAGGGAAGATGTCTTACTAATTAAAGAGGCTCAGAATGTCTTTACTAACATTAATGCAAGATACATTTAATATTCTAGGACTTTCTGAGCCTTCTTCTGTGCTTAACAATACAGACTCATCTGTTAAGCAAGCGTTGGCAATGTTGTACGATGTGGGGCAGGAGACTAGAGATAGGTTTGCATGGCCAGAGCTAAACAAAGAACACACCATAACTCTTGTTGCTTCACAGCAGGGGTACGCCCTTCCTGACGACTACGATAGGCAAGTGTTTGAAACTCACTGGGCTCAATCGGAGCAATGGCCATTAATTGGTCCAATAACTCCTCAGGAATGGAGAGCTAGGCAGGACGGGATTATTACCAGCAGCCCTAGACAACGTTTTAGAGTCCGTGGATATGATGGTTCTGAGATTCTTATTGACCCAACGCCTGATTCTGATGACGCAGGCAATACATTAATCTTTGAGTATCAGAGCACGGAATGGTTTCAGCCCCCGCAATGGGTCACTAGCACATCATATTCTGCTAGTGATTATGTTTCTAATATTGGCAACGTATATCAAACGGCTGCCGGCGGAACATCTGGAGCTACCGCGCCAACGCACACTACTGGCGATGCTTCAGATGGAACAGTCACATGGACATTCGTCAGCGATGAGTATGTAACCTTCAATAGTGATAATGACATTTTTATTATCGACGAGAGGCTATTAGGGCACGGGCTTAAGTGGCGGTTTATGGAGCAGAAAGGACTGCCTTTCGGCCATTATAGGGAGCTTTACGAAGCACAAATAAGAAGACACATCAGCCACCTTAGAGGGGCTAAAACACTTAACTTAGCACAACGTTCTGCGACGAGACTTCTCTCAGCAGAGAATGTGCCTGACACTGGATATGGATCGTAACCATGGCAAGCTTACAAGATTTACAAGCTATTTATTCCCAGCTCTCTCCTGAAGACCAGGCGATGGTCGATCAGTACATACAGCAACAGTACGGCGGTATGGGCGCAGGAGGCGCACAGCCGCAACAACCCTCTCCACAGGACCAGCTTATGGGAGCAGCCGGGCAAGGGCTAGCAGGAGGCGTTGTGGGCGGAGCTGTGAAGCCCGGAATAAGTGCCTTAGGGGAAGCTATGATGCCGGGGGCCGCGGCCCAGGCAGCAGGAGCAGCCCCAGCAGCGCCTCAATTACTAGGCGCAGCGGGAGGAGGCGCCCCTGCTGCCGGAGCAGCGGGAGCGGCAGGAGCTGTCCCAGCGGCCCCAGAGCTTGTTTCTGCCACAGCAGCCCCTGCAGGAGCTGGGGGAATAGCAGAGGCATTGTCGGGAGCGCTTCCTACGGCGGGGATGCTGGGGATAGGAGCACTATGGGGTGGTAGCTTACTAGACCACGGGAAACCAGTTTTAGAAGGGAAGGGAGAAGGGGACGACATAGTTAAGCTGGCAGGGCTTTCTAATCCAATAACTGCCCCATTTGTATTCGCAGCTGATGCATTAGGCTTAGGTATTAAGTCCGGTAAAGGGAAGGACCAGAGACGAAGAGACGCTGTTCGTAAGCGAATGCAGGACGTCAATATGATTAATGATGACTTTGTTCTTGAGTTAAGCACTCCAGAGGGAGGCACTTTTGGTTTTGACGTTGGCCGAGAAAGTATGGGCGAAGAGTTTGGAGATCGAAAGACCTACAACATCGATTGGGAACAACCTGGGGTAGGAGAGATAGCAGGCGGAGTTAACCCGTTAGCGGCGGTCCTTTCAGGTGGAGATGAGAAGTTAACTTCTGATTTCGCAGGGATGTTCACAAATGCGATTACTCAAGGTGGACTAGACCCGAATCAGGCCACTAGAGAGCTTTATGATAAAGCGGGGCTAAGTTGGGGAGATGCCAAGCATAGTGTTGCTCAACAGTGGCAGGATGGGAAGATAGACGAAGATACTCGCGACGCATACTTTGCAGCTATTGATGCTACATTCGGTGTTGAAAATACGACGGGAGGACGATGGACTCCTGAAGCAGGCGGATTTGCTTAAAGGAGAATGTTATGCCACCACAGGCAGGGTTATCAGGAGCGTTCCCCGCACCAGTCGGAGGCTGGAACGCAAGAGATCCGATTGACCTCATGCCCCCAGAGGACGCTCTTCGTCTTCAGAACGTAGTTCCAACCCCTAGTAGTGCTCAGATAAGAAAAGGCTTTAGAGAACATGCTGATGGCATGGGCTCTTCTGTGGTTGATTCACTTTTTAACCAGGTGTCTGCCGCTGGAGTCGAGAAGCTAATAGCCGTAGCCAATAGTAATATCTATGACGCGACGACGTTCGACAGCTCCGCGTCCTCTCTTAAATCGGGATTAACCAACAATAGATGGCAAGGTGTTAACTTTAGAAATAGGCTCATCATATGTAATGGGGAAGATACTCCCCAGCAATATGACGGTACTACATTATCTGATGCGAATTATAGCGGCAGCATAGGAGCAAACGAAGCGGAGTTTATAAACGTAACAGCGTTTCGTAATAGGCTATATTTTCTGAGGAAGGACTCAAACAACTACTATTATGGCGGAGTTAATGAAATAACTGGGGACCAGCAAGCGATAGATGTTGCTAGCTTGTTAACTCTTGGCGGGACTCTTCTAAGTATCAGCACCTGGTCCTTCGACGCGGGCAGTGGCCCAGATGAGCACCTAGTGTTGCTATCGGACCAAGGAGAGGGGCTGGTATGGGCTGGATCATACCCGGGGTCTTTAGCCTGGACTCTCGTTGGCCGGTTCTTTCTTCCAAGGCCGTGCGGTCGCCGGTGTATGTTCAAGATGGGGACTAATACGGTTGTCATTACTGAGCAGGGGATTATCCCCTTGACAGGTGTTATGCTAGCAGGAGGTCCCGTTGGCCAGTATGAAGCGCTAACAGGGAAGATAAACACTGTTTTTAATGAGGCGGCAAGAAGCACTATTGCTACATTTGGCTGGCAAGGCCTTGTGTACCCAAGGGGGCAGCTGCTCTATGTGAACTATCCTAAGGTGGCTGGGGTAGAATCTCAACAGTTTGTCATGCATACGGTGTCCGGCGGTTGGGCAAAGTTTACAGGAATGAACGCTCAGAGCTGGGTGGTGCATAAGCGTAAGCCGTACTTTGGTGGGACGGACGGCAAAGTCTACGAAGCAGACCAAGGTGCTACGGATGATTCTAACTTCATTAATATAGATGTTAAGACATCCTTTAACTACTTTGGAGACAGAACCAAGCTAAAGCAGTTTACGTTGGCCAGGCCGGTACTGACGTCTAATACGGGTTTTTCATTTAAGTTTGGAATGGATGTAGATGGCTCAGAAGAGCCTCTCTCGGGGACTGTGGAAGTTACTAACAGTGCGGGGGATAACTGGGATGAGGGGTTATGGGACGTAGCACTATGGGATAATGAAAATGTCCTTCAGCGAGGGTGGTACTCCGTAAATGGGTTAGGCCGATGCGGAGCGTTTAAGATGCGCGCACAGCTTAAGAGCGTGGATTTTAAGGTGACAGCTTTTCATGTGAATTATAACACGGGAAGTCTTTTGTGATTGAACGCATATATGGGCAACATGAGATAATAGGAAAATTTGTTGCTAGCCTCATAGAAGGAGTAGAGCCTAGCATGTGGGGAAAGTACGTAGCAGTCGGCTTTGGGTGGCAAAGCAAAATAATAGGTGGAGCGGTTTTTAATGAGTATTCAGGTTTTGATGTAAATATTACAATAGGAGCGACCTCTCCAAGGTGGTGCACAAAGGGAGTGTTAGGAGAGATTGCTCAAAGAGTCTACGAGGACTGGGGATGTAAGAGGATGACAGCCCTTGTAGGCAAGAACAATAAGACGAGCCGGAAGCTTATCGAAGGGGTAGGGTTTAAGCTAGAAGGGAAGAAAAGAGGCGGCTTTGATGGCCTCCAAGATTTAATGATTTATGGAATGCTCAAAGATGAGTGTAAATGGTTGGAGATAAAACCCGATGGCCTCTCAATTTAACCCTGACCAGTTACGGCAGGCGAACGAACAACTACAAAGAATAATCCAAGTTGCGCAAGCGAACGGTTGGGACCTGACATACGACCAAGCCTGGAAGCAGGCTGTTACAGATGTAGCCGGGTCCAACAATATGGACCCCACAGCGGCTGTGGCAGCAAACCCTGCCAATGCGCCAACGAACCAGCCTTATGCTCCTGGGGCATATGACCTCAGCACTCCGCAAGGAGGCATTATGGGGCAGTTAGGAATGAACCAATTCCTGGCCGGCTTACAGAGCATGTACAATCGGGTTAACGAGCAGGGGCCTTACGGCAGTGCTACCTACACTCAAAACCCTGATGGTTCGTTCACTAGGAACTATCAACTTTCTGAGAACCAAGCGCTTTTAAATGCTCAACAAGAGGCGCACGACATACAGACAGGAACAGCTGCAAATAAGATGCTGCAGAACGTTCTTGCTAACTATGAGCATAATCCCTTCTCTCTTTCTCAGTTAGGGGCACAAGCGCCAGTGTTTGACCCAACAGGGTTAAACCAGAATTTAGCTCGAGGGTTTGAGGACATTCCTGCGCTGTTAGGGGAAGGAGACCTACTGGGAGAACGGCAGCGGATTGAGGATAAACTATATAACCGTTACTCCGAACGAATGGCGCCTAGGTTCCAGAAAGAGAAAGAAGAGATGGCGCAGAAGCTTGCGAATCAAGGGCTTACCCCAGGGTCTCCTGCATTTGAACAGCAGATGGCAGCACTCGATCAGAGGCAGAACGACGCTCTGTTAGATGCTAGCTCTAGAGCTACTGAGTTTGGTGGCGGAGAGATGCAAAGAAGTTTCGGCATGTCTAGAGATACTAGACGTCAAGGGATTGAGGAAGCCTTATCGCAATATGGAATGGATGTAGGTGATTGGGAACGCCGCATGAACCTTGCGCAAACAGAGTTCCAGACAGGCGGGCAAGAGAGAGACAGGGCTCTCCAGGAAAGTCTACTTGAGAGAGATAGACCATTTCAGGAGATGATGAGCTTATTGGGGTCTAGGCGCGGTGTGATGAACCCGCAGTATCAAGGAATATCTCAGATAGGAATTCCTGGAATAGATGTTGCGGGAACGGCACTAGGGTATGGCGGACTGGACCTACAGAGACAAGGGCTTTTACAGGAAGGGCAGCTGGCGAGAGAGCAGATGGACCTGCAGAGATTTATGCATCAGAACCCTCAGTTCGCGCCACAGCAAGACTTGTTCGGGCTACAAAACTTACGACATCAGCACGCCATGGAGCTAGAGCAGCTCAGACAACAAGGCCAAGGCGGCGGAGGTGGGGGAAAAGGAGGCTTAGGAGCGGCCGCTGGAGGACTAGCGGGCGCTGTAGGTTCGGGGATTGGCTCTGGAATAGGCGGGGCAATAGGAAGCGGGATAGGTGGATTATTCGGGATGCCCGCTCAGACGGGAGCAACCTACAAGCCTGCTGTAATGCCCTCACAATATGATGCTGGCAGATATAACATAGCATACTAAGGAGAAGAACGATGCCGGATCCATATGCAGATATAGCGGCAATCTTAGGCGGTAGTAATAGATTCCTGGCACAGGACCCGTTTTACCAAGCGGCAGCTCAGTATAGCCAGGTTCCCATCTATAGCCCTGAAGATAAGTGGTATGAGAGCCTTGCGGCCGGCCTACTAAAAGGTGCTGGAGTGGGAGCACTTAAGTCAATTGGCGAGAGCAGAGCAGGGCAGGCGCAAGCAGACTGGATGACAGGATTACAGGAAGCTCAACAAAGCCCCGACGGGTTAAGTGCCTTGCGAGGCAACCCCGACTATAGCCAGCTAATAGCGGCTATGGACTCGGCTAGATTTACGGAGCAAGCTAAACAAAGAGCAAAACAGGAGCAGTATGCTCAAGACCTGATGAATAAGCTTCGGTTTGAGCAGAAACCTATCACTGTGCAACAGGGGCGCGAGAACGTAACGTTTATGCGCTCAGCAGACCCTGAGAATCTAGGACAATTGATGGAAGTTGCTAGAGGACCTAAGGACAGACAGCAAATAAACATCAACACAGGTGAGGCATTAAGTCCTATTAAGCTTGCTGAATTTGAGGATAAGAAAAGAAACGAGCTTATCCAATCTTCGGAAGGTAAGGCGCTGTTAGATATCGAGCCTCTTTATGAGTCTATGCTGGGAGTGAAGGACATCGACACAAGGGCGGCCGACATTCTCCTAGTTTCTTCCTTTGCTAGAATCAATGACCCGGGAAGTACGGTGCGAGAGGGAGAGATTAGGGTTTCCGAAGACGCAGCTCCTTGGTTTAGGGCGTTAGCAGGGAAGATTAACTCGGCGTTAACGGGAAGCGGGAGATTGGACTTCCAGACACGGGAGGAGATGCTGCAAGCTTCTAAGGTGAAGGTAGATCAGTTCAGAGCTGCATATGACCGCAGGGCGAACCGGCTTAAAGATATTGTTAAGTCGCAGATACCTTTATATCAGACACCAGAAGGGCAACAGCGATTGGAGAATGTCTTTCCTAGGAAGTTAGATTCGGCAATGTCTGGCGCGGGGGCATCAGAATCAGGGGCGGAAATAGCGCCTATGGCTCCACAGACATTTGAACCGGGGAGCCCTATAACGGCATCGCATCCTGAGACAGGGCAGAAGTTAATATTACAAAACGGACAGTGGGTACCTCAATAATGCCAAACGAAGCGCTACCACCACTACCAGAAGGATTTGTACTAGACCAACCAAGAGCTAGTCTCCCACCGCTGCCGGCCGGCTTTGTGCTAGACCCGCCGACAGCTCCGGCGCCTGCGCAAGACCCAGGAATAGTGGAAAGCTTTATGCGCGGCGCGAAGCGCGGGATTACTGAAATACCAGAGCTAGCGTCAGCGGCAGGTTCGGCAATCATGCAGGGAGCACGGGCAATCCCTGAAGCAGCGAGTGGCTTTGCGGAAGACCTTGTTTCTTTCCATAGGGACCCTGCCGCGCATATAGCGCAGAATTTACCCTCTATGCCGTCAGCGCAACAAGTAGGCCAGACAGCTGAAACTGTCGGGTCATTAGCATCTGCAGGCGGCGGCGCATTGGCTGGGGCCAAGTTGGGCACAGCGTTAGGTTCGCCTGGCGGCCCTGTGGGAATGGGAGTAGGAAGTGTTTTAGGCGCGGGGATAGGCGGAGGACTAGGGCTAACCGGCTTTGATGTTGCGGCGGCTTTAGCGAAAGGAGAGGAACCTCCTACAGCGCCGCAGATGGCTGAGCAGGCTGGGTATGATGTGTCACAAGGAGCAGCACTAGCAGGAGGAGCTAAGGGGCTAGGCTTGGTAGGGAGGGGGATAGGCGCAACCGGACAAAAGATGGGAAGAGGAATGCGTAGAGCGGCACAAGAATATAAGCTGCGCGGCGCAGGTGTCACAACAAACGATATAAAGAAAGGCTTCCGCAAGAGACTAGAGTTTCTTGATGAGGCGGGAGAAGTAACAGATTTAAAGAGAGCTAAGCAAGTTATCGGTAAAATGGAGAAGAGTCTAAGAGAAGTTACTAAAGACGGGTTCTTCGATAAGATGCCAGATGACGCTAATGAGATGTATCTGAAGTGGATACGAAAAACTACAGCATTGGGGAAGAAGGTAGATAACCTAGCTGAGAAAGCGGAGAAGGGGCTTAAGGAAGCGGGTAAGAAAGCAGGGGCAAAGTTAAAACTCAATGTAGACTTTAGCGACACTGAAGAGTTGCTAGACGCTGTAAGGACAGCTGACGTTACTAAGGCCGAGAATCTGAAGAGAACTTTCGAGGCTTTCAAGAACGAATGGAAAGAGAGCCCTCGGTCATTTGAGCACCTTCTTGAAACCCGCCGTAAGCTTGCGAAGATGCGAGCATGGACTGGAACGCAGGCAGCTCAGGATGATTTTACCAAGGAATATATTAGAACGCTTTACTCAGATGTGAAGCGGTCTTTAGAGAAGCACTATGACGCACTTGTCCCAGATGAAGCCATGGTGGGACAATTTAAAAAGACAAATGAGCTTCTGTCCTCATACTTAGATTTCGACGAAGCAATGATCGCAGCCGCAGCTAAGGATGGGCCGTTAGCAGTTATCGATAAGGCCGTTGACACTAAAAGCTTAATTGCTGCAGGCGCAATGTCGCTAGCAAGCCCGGTGGCTGGTGTAGGGGCCGTCCTCCCAAGAATAGGCGGACAGGCTAAACCATTTGGAACAGCTAGAATGCTAGAAGGAGCAGCGGGTAGATTCGTAGAGCCCCCAAGTAGAGCATTAAGCTTTGCGGGGCAACAGATAGACGAGTTGTCACCGTTGGCCGCGGCACTGGCTGGGCGGGGGGTACAACGCTAATCGGGGTCATCCATAAGATACGCGCTAGCGTACCATATAGGCCCCCAGACAAAAGGAACGGCAAGAAAGACGGCTATGAGATTATGAGGGAAGTATAAACAGGCAATCACAAAGCCGACGGGGATCCATAAGAGAGCTAAGAAAGACAATGTCCATCTTATGCATCGAGAAACGGCTGAGAAAAAATCTTTTATCGCTTTCATAATTTTAGTATACACTTTAAGTCGGTTAAAGTAAAGGAGAAAACGCAATGGCTTTTAACGGATCTGGAACTTTTAATAGGACGAACGGAACGAACTCCGGGTCTGACACGTGGGAACAAGATAGGGACGAACCTGTAGCTATTCTTGCTTCTAGGCATGACCTTCATGACCAAGATATAGCAGACGGGCTTACAAACTGCATCACGAAGGATGGGCAGACTACCCCTACTGCAGACTTGCCTATGGGGGGCTTTCAGCATACGGGCTGTGGAGCACCTACGGACGAGGATGAGTACCTTCGAGTCTCAGATTTTAGAGACGGCACCGTGTGGTATGGAACGACAGGAGGATCTAGCACTGCGTATACTCTAACTCTTTCCCCTGCGCCTGATGCTTATGTCGACGGGCTGACCATCATGGTGCAGTTCCATACAGCCTGTACCTCGAATAGTGCTACTTTAAATGTAAATGGTCTTGGGGCGAATGAGTTTAGAGACTGTTCTGGGTCGGGGGGGCCGTGGTCATCGTTATTTAATACGGACTCCACCTGGATCATGCGGTATGATAACACGAACGCAAAGTGGATAGTCGCGAATTATTGCGCTGCGGCAGTATTTGGCAGCGTCGTTAGCACGAACAACTTGACGCAAACGTGGGGCGGACAAAGTGGAACCATTAAGGAGTTTGATGCTCCCAGTAGTTCTAATACGTTTACTGACTTTGTAAACTCCGGGTCTGGGACAGCTGGATTAAAGGTTAACGGGACAACCGTCACCGTTCCCTTTACGGGGCTCCATAGATATTTGGTAGGCAACGGAGCGCAGCCGGGTGATGCGGTATATTTAAAAGACAATAAGGTCTACACCTGTACAAAAGCGAAAGATGCGGCTTGTGCGGGAGTATTAACAGACCAAATAGCTTATGCGGCTAATAATGGGAACAGCCATCAGGACTCTTTTGAGGACTGGACCGACCAAGATATGCACCATATTGCGTCGCATGGAGATACTCGTTGTGACGGACTCAAGGGGATTAAAGTCGTAGGTGCGCCCAATTCTACCATCCCCGCCGGATCTTTTGGGCATACCTCCGACTTCCCCGGTTTTTTTGAGAAGCAGAATGATGATATAATGCATGCATATACTCGGATTCGTTTCGTTCAGGACGTACAGCTTGACGACAACGGAGAAGCTCATGACGTATATGCGTATTTTGTTGGTTAGCTTTTTTCTCTCTCTACTAGGGTGCGGGGGAAGCAGCCCCCCTGCGCCCGTTGTTCCTACCTATACAGGCGCTTTCTTGGGCGCAGATTGGTTCGCAGCATCAAATAGTGCATTCCCTTGCGATAAGGCGCTGAGCGTCACTGAGGGGCTCCAGAAGCCCGCATTTGGGTATTTGTGGGGGACTTTCGGGTCTGACCATGAGTGCTTGTATAGGTTCCTTCAGAAGCACGCTGAGAGGCCTCATTTGGTCCGGATACACATCGCTAATGAGGTATGTAGGCGCCATAGGAATTGCGGGATAGGGGAAATAGAACCCTTCATGGATGTCCAACGCCATATTTCTGTTCTAGAGCGCCGAGAGGGGTGGCTCCTAGAAAAATATCACGAAAGGATGAGAAATATAGTAGACTGGTTATACGTCCACGCTAATTCCAACACAGAAATACTATGGAGTAGTGGACTGGAGCATAACATGACGGGTGCGGCGTCGGTGGTGTTGTGGGAACTGATGAGAGCAACAGAATCGTATGGCACGATATTCAATTCAGTCGACAATGTTATTGGCCCTATTCAGTATGATTTTACAGAGCTGCACCATGCCCCAAGCACGGAAGGCAGATGTGTCGCAGCTCTCGATGGAGCAGACATTTTTTGGCCCCACCAAGCCTCAAGTTACCCTAGGCAGTGGGATATCAGAGAAGTCGAACAGTGGGGGCTTGAAAACTCAAAAGTTTGTCGCGCAGTGTTCTTGTGGTCCGCAAGAAGCCAAGGCCTCGGGGTTGGGGGGCATTTTGTCCAGCCTCGTGTCAGGAGTTATTGGCTTTCTGACGAAGATGTTCATGTGATGCGAAACATTCTTGTGAACATACAACGGAGGAACATTGAAGATGGAAACTAAAGGATTACTAAAGAGTGGTTCGTTTTGGGCGCTAGCGTTATCATGGCTAGGTGCTCAAGACTGGGTTCCGGTAACGGAAATGATAGTAGGCTATCTGAAGGGAATAATCCCAGCAGACTGGCATGCTGTTGTAGATGCCTTGGGCAACCTATTGCTCGCAGGGATTGGCGTTTACGGCGTCCATGCCGTTAAAAGAAGAAGCACTACCATCAAAGGCCTAATGTAGGGCCAAATATTTACGAATCTCAATAGCGTGAGCTAAGAAACTAGCAGTGTCTCGGTAGAAACAGCTGCAAGCAGTCTCGTATGCGGAGCGGGGCTCTGTTAGTTCTTGCTCACGAAATCCTTCTCGTAAGCGCTTTTTACAATCCTCGATGGTCTCGTCTATTCGTTCTACTGTTATTCCTTCGGGGTCCATAAGACCTTCAAAGTCTATATCCCATTTCTCTTTAAACATGGTTAGTCCATCCCTGTTAGGTCGTACCACCATTTCTTTATTCTCCCTTTGAAGTAATTATAAAATACCCCAAAGAAGTGAGCTACTTTGTCCCAAAATGATATTTCCATGATACCTCCATCATGACTTACTCAAGAGACTCAATCAACGCTTCGAGCTCTTGCGAGTCTTGCTCCGTTAATAAGCATTCGTGTCCTGCCCATGCAACAGATGTAGCTAGTGCTACAATTGCTATAATCTCTTTCATAACCTTAAATGATTAGTCCACTACGGGTGTCCATCCCTTAGGCGTATAATCCTCCTGTATCAACACCCTATAATGTCCTGCCGGTAATTGGATTTCTTTATGCTCTTCGTGAGATAGCGTAGCTAGCTCATCCTGTATTACTAGGTACCTTTCCTCGTCGAACTCAAAGAGCGCTGAGGTTCCATCAATCATGCGGTGAGCATGTCCTGTTGCTTCTCCTTCTGCTAAAACAAGATGATTTAATTTCTCTCCCTTCACTTCCTCTGGCTCACATTCTATTAAGATGACATCTCCGTGCCTGTATTTACGTTTTTCTTTTTTCATTTGCTTTTTTCTTCTTTTTGTTTCAGTGCTCAATGATAAAATCCTCTGGATCTATTCCATGGTTTCTAAGTGCAGCTGCATCTCTAGCGAACATGCAGTCTGGCGGTACCCGGCCATAATGAATCTTATTCGTGCTAGGACACTTCATTTCTAATATATGCATGGGTTCTACATCTACATTCTCAGCTCGCCAAAGCCTGTACTCCCTCCAGGTGTCTATTTGTTTAGCGTTTAATGCTTGAAACAACCGGTCATACCCTATTTGCTCTGCTAGGATACGCTTTATTTCCACGTTTTCTTCAGTGACAAACCATTCAGGTTGCCACCGAGAAGAATGCACAGACCCATATTTTTCAGGCATTTGTGTGTTATGCCAATGATAATCTTTTAGATCGAGCAATTCCCAACTGGGCGATCCATCAGAATGCAACTCAAAGGTAGGCAGACAAAAAGGCTCTTTTGTCGTCCCCACTTCAACTAATGACACTTTGTGAGGATTGGGAAAGCCGATATATATTAGTTTATTCCATATACCAATAGAACAATATCTTTGATACGCGTTAAATGGAGTAAATTTAGAGTGCTCAAAAGAAGCCCCCAGCTCTTCCCCTAGCGTAAAATATAGCACGTAGAACCTCCAAGATATGCCGCAATATAAGCTAGAATATAAGCTAGAACTTAGGCCAGAATCTAAGTTAGAACGTAAGCTAGAATATAAGCTGGAACGTAAGCTAGAACGTAAGCTAGAACCTAAGCTAGAACGTAAGCTAGAACTTAGGCTAGAATCTAAGTTAAAACTTAGGCTAGAATATAAGTTAGAATATAAGCTAGAACCTAAGCTAGAACCTAAGCTAGAACGTAAGCTAGAACTTAGGCTAGAATATAAGTTAGAATATAAGCTAGAACCTAAGCTAGAACCTAAGCTAGAACGTAAGCTAGAACTTAGGCTAGAATCTAAGTTAGAACGTAAGCTAGAAAGTGAGCTAGAATTCTTAGCTTGAAAGACTTTATCTGGAGCAGGGAATTCTTCTCCCATAAGTTGATATGTCTGTTTTGCCGTACTTTCAACTTTTTCAACGGGGAGGGATTCGGTTTGACGCTCAATCATCTGATAAACAAGCTGCCTACATCTTTCAAATTGTCGTTCTGTGATATCTTCTAACTTAATCATAGGTCCCCTATTCTAATGCTAGGCTTACGAGGTTCGGGACTAAGCGCTACTGGAGCTGCTTCTATGGGGTCTCCTGTTGGTAGTTTAGCAACCGCAAGTCTCGATAGTCTATATACAAAATCCTTTCCGTACGCTTGAGAGCCGTTGTAGCATCTGGCTGCGTATTCATACATGTCGTATGCGGGCTTACCAGCATGTCTCTTGATGCAGCTGCTCCACACTTCCATGGCCGTCTCTATACATACACGGGGCTTATATAAGTCGGCCCAGGACATGTTGCGCGCAGGCATGTGCCACCCCATGACCTGAAAAGCACAGTGGGAAGAAGCGTACATCCTGCGTTGGTGCTCATTGCCGGAATACTTGGCCACTCGTTTCATATGATGCGGCTCATATCGAATGGCGTCCATTTGTCCCCCGCTTTCCTTGTCTAATAACACCTGCACCACCTCCTGCGGCACGCCGTGCATAGGTGGTATACGGGTTATTAGTTCGTCAAACGTTGGCTCAAACGGTATAAGCTTCTCCTTCCACTGAGTTACTATCTTAGGCGGCGGGCCCCATTTCGCATGCGCGAAGTTGACTAGCTCGTCTCCGTACAAACGAATCAATAACAACGCCAGAGCTACGACTAGTCCTCTTATTGTCCAATGAACGAACTTTCTGTATATCCTTTTTATTCTCTCTTTCATCGTTAACCTCGTATAAGTAAACCCACATCCCAACCGCCCCTGCCGCGTAAGCGAATATGGCAACTACGATGTATCCCATTACTCCTCCTTTCTAAGCTTTCGCACATCCTGCTCCGCGGCGTCCCTCCACTTAGTTACTGATTCCATTAATGTCTTACGCAGTCCGCCTTCCCACTCGCTCTGCGGAGAGACCTCCATGAGCAGGTAGCGGATTACATTAAGTAAGGTTAAGTTGTTGTCGAGTGTCATGTTTCCTCCCAATTCGTTTAACAGCGTTAGCTGTTTTCTTCGCGTGTTTCCAATATTGTCTCGCTTCTTGTATTTCTACCGCTTCAAACTTCACAAGCGCTGTGATATATTGATAACAAAGTTCCGGGTCTTCTTCGTAGTACCTTTCACATCGATCTAAAGTTTCTGCGTCCATCATTTTCTTGTTCTCCTATTTATTTGTTTTCTAATTCCCAAGCTGCCCATTCCACCACATCACCGGGTTCTTTCACGGCCTTTCGAAAGTCTTCTAACTCACCTTGGCAGTACATCTTCTCTGCTAGCTCGTATAAGCATTCGATGGCTGTGAAATATTTTTTCTTTTCTTCGACTGTAGTGGCGGCTACCACCTTGTTTGAAATCTTATTGTAATAGTCGATGTATGTTTGCAATTCATAATTACTCATGGTTTACTTTCCTATAATGCTTCTCGGGGTCTAATAATTGTCGAGTTATCGGGTCCCACATAGCTAACTTTTCCCAACTCCACCACACGTAGGCATCGCAACCCGGGTGGAGGCAAGAGACGGTAACCCTGGGATTATCTTTATTGTAGACCCAGTCTACCGTCTCTTTTTTACATCTTGGGCATAAAAAGACTCGCTCCTCCTTCACCTTTTCTCCTCGTAAAGCCTCAACTCTAACCTATTGAGAGCCGAAGTTATGTATTGTAAAGAGGCAGAGATGGCACTGAGCTGCTCAAACTTTGCCTGTTCGACTATTAGCCTTACGTCATCTTTCGACAGCAACCGTCTATGGTTCTTAATATAGAGCGATGCTGGGTGTGACGGTGGAGCGAGTTCTTGTTCCATGATTACCTCCTAAAATGGAATATCGTCTTGTTCTAGTGTAGTATTCTTTGTTTTTGCTTTTATCTTTGTTGGCTTAGCGCCTTCCGGAGCAGGCATAATGCCCATAAGGTTGTTAAACCTTCCGTTGTCACTAGGCTCGCTCATGATAAGGAACTCTTTATCAATTTGCTCATTGAGCCACGACCAAAGACCATCGTTGTCTGTCTTTGCATAGTCAGGTGCTCCCATTTGGGTAGCAATCTTGACTAGCGCAGAGCGTGGATGACATTTGGCGGCTGCTACTTTGTTAATGCGGTTCTCTTCCGCGCCAACAACATGGAACTTGAGGATGAGCTTCATCTCTTGTTCTTCCGACTGCCACTTGTTCATCATCTTGTGCTCGATTTCTACAAAGTTACAGAGGTATTGTCCTGATGGTAATGGGTCAGGGAAATCTCCGTCGCCCATGCTTACTTGTATAATTGGGTTATTTTCCATTTTGGTTCTCCTTTCTTTCTTCTGCGTTTTTATCGTGCGTTGTTATTACTAGTTTCTTGGCTAATGCCAGTCCGTCTGAGGCCTTATCGCCTTCTTCTAGTTCTACTATTACTGATATGTCTTCGGTTTCGTAATTCCCTAAATTGAATTTTCTACCGTATGTGACACTAATTGCTTTCATATTATCTCCAACCACTTACAAAGGGGCTCGGCTTAAACGTGCTTGCACCTTTGTGCATATCTAACTTGTCGATACAAATGGGGCCATATGGTTTTCCGTCTCTCCACTTAATGTTTGTTATTAATCGCCCACATCGGTGGCAGAATGTTTTCTTCTCTTCTTTCTTTTCAGTTTCCATAACTTTTCCCTCTTTGTGCTTGACAACAACTTAACGATAAGACATTATGGGGGAAGTGTCAAATGTTTTTTTGAAAAAAATAATATAATAGGAATATGATACTGGAAATAATAGAAAAATGCGGAGGCCAATGGGAAGTAGCATATCGCTGTAAGGTGCATCCTGAGACGGTCAAGAGGTGGTACACGCAAGGAATCCCTGAAAAGTATTGGGCAGTTATCATGGAATTATACAATGGACGCATCTCTCCAGCGAAATTGCATCAAGCCAATGAGTTCACTCGAGCGGAGAGAGCCCGCGTTGAGGGAAGCTGAAAGGTTTTTTGAGCTGATAGCTGAAGGGGAAGAGATAACATTCCAGTGGTTTGGGGAAGGTGGTGCGAATATTCGCCCAGGGATATGCCATGGCCATTTTGACGATTGTGCAGATAGGCTTGCAGAATTAAATAGTAGGGGGGCGGGCATCTTCTGGATGGTTAACGCTGGGGACGGTAAGGGAAGAAGCGCTGAGAACGTTAATAGAGTAAGAGCCTTGTTCGTTGATTTAGATGGTGCTCCGTTAGAGCCCGTACTGAAAAGTAAAGCGCAGCCGCATATAATAACAGAAACAAGTAAGGGGCATTACCACGCGTATTGGAACGTGGATATTCCCGTATCTAAATTTTCCGAGCTACAGAAGAGATTGGCTGGTAAGTTGGGAGGCGACCCAGTCGTTCACGATCTCTGTAGAGTGCTGAGAGTACCAGGTTTCTACAACCTGAAGGGAGAGCCATTTCTTTGTAAAATACTAGACATCTGAGAGAAAAATAGGAACCCGGCAGATGAGAAAATATACGTTAGACGAGTTCGTGGAGCTCATGGAGCTACATGGTGAGAACCCTATTATACAGTATAAAGAACCGCTACCGCCGCCTGAGAAAATAAATGGGATTAATAAAGGAGAGAGGAATAGCCTGCTGCACAGCTATGCCACGAAGTATGTCTATGAGGGCTTAGAAGCCGCTGAGAGGTTCAGGAAGCTACAAGAGCTCAATGAAGAGAAGTGTCACCCACCCTTAGACGATGAAGAGCTCCTAAGGATAAATAGGAGCGTCAACGACTATCCTAGGCAAAAAGCTAAGAAAATAGAGAAGGAGTTAGAACCCGTTGAGCACTATGTTCCGCATCCGCTTGTACAAAAATGTACAGACGTGGGGAACTCTTTGCGGCTTATACATCGGCATGGGAAAGGAATACGGTTTTGCCCTGAATTAAATGACTTTTTTACGTGGAACGGAAGGATTTGGGAGAAAGGAGAGGCTCCAGTAATTGAGAGGGCAAAAGAAACTGCGCAAAAGATTACGGAGGAGGCGGCACTAATTAGCGATAAGGATGAGAGAAAAAGGTTGTTTAATTGGGCACTTAGGTCGGAGGAACGAGGGAAAATAAATAATATGATTAAGCTCACCGAGAGTGTGCCTGAGGTGAGAATTAAGGAAAAAGATTTGGATTCTAATCCAAACTTAATTGGCGCACAGAATGGGACGATAGATTTAAAAACTGGGACATTAATGTGTCACAATCGTGACCATTTTATTACAAAAGAGACACAAGTGACACATATGGCAGGTGCTGAGTGTCCTCAGTTTATTTCGTTTCTCGATAATATATTCCAAGGAAATCAAGAGATTATCAAATTTGTGCAGAAGGCTGCGGGGTATTCCCTGACAGGGAGCACAAATGAGCGGTGCGTTTTTATTCTTCACGGCTCAGGGAAGAACGGTAAAAGCACGCTCGTTAATACACTAAGGTATGTAATCGGCGATGATTATGCTGCAACAACACCGATAGAAACGTTGATGGTTAAACAATATGGGGAGGGAATACCAAATGATATCGCAGGACTCAGAGGAAAAAGATTTGTATCTGCTAGTGAAGCTGAGCAAGGCAAGCGGTTGGCCGAAAGTCTGCTTAAATCTCTTACTGGGGGGGAGCCAATATCAGCTAGATTTCTCAGAGCTGAATTCTTTGAGTTTATCCCGCAGTTTAAAATCTGGCTCTCTACTAACCACAAACCTGTCATCAAAGGAACTGACGAAGCTATTTGGGACAGAGTTCGATTGATACCATTTAACGTGAGAATACCCGATGAGGAGGTGGATGAAGAGCTCGGAGAGAAGCTCAAAAGCGAGGCTCCGGGGATACTAAATTGGATGGTAGAAGGGTGCATGAAATGGAGGGAAGAAGGCCTCAAAAAACCGCAAGAGGTGGATGACGCAATAAATGAATACCGCAGGGAAATGGATGTTATTGGCGATTTCCTAGAATGTTGCTGCGTGTTTGGAGAGGGACTTTCAGCTAGTATATCTGATGTATTTAATAGGTATCAAGACCACACAGGGATGAAAAACGTTACAAAAATAGCGTTTGGGAGGCTTTTAGAAGAACGGGGTTTTACTAAGAAAAAGGGGAATTTGGGGCGTCGGGAATGGCAAGGCCTTGCTTTAATTGAAGAAAATGAAAGTGAAGGAATGCCTTTTTAGGCAGTAGAATAGTATTGTGTGGCAAAGTGGCAAGAAGTGGCAAGAAATAGTAGTAACTTCTCTAGTAACCCCTATAGAGAGTCTATAATGCAAACAGCGCCTCATCTTGCCTCTTGCCACACCTTATATTTTAGGTGAGGAATAGGATAACGGTTATTATGGGACACTGGAGGAGACTAAAGTATGGCAATCAGAAGACAGTCATTGATGGAATAACGTTTGACAGCAAAAAGGAGGGAAATAGATATGCCGAGCTCAAAATGTTACAAATGGCTAAGGAGATTTCTCAGCTGGAAGTACAGCCCAGATTTGATTGTCGTATTAGGGGCAAGCATATTTGTAATTATTTTGCTGATTTTAAGTATTATGATCATAAACAGAATATTTGGGTGGTAGAAGATGTTAAAGGAGTACAAACTGCGGTATTTAAATTAAAGAAAAAACTGGTCGAAGCATTATACCCCATTGAGATTGTAATAGTGGGGTGAAAAACCCATCACTTTTTGGAGGGGGTTTTCAACCCCAAAAGTATTTATGACAGAAGCACTGAATGAAAAGATTAAATGGGCTGAGATGTTCCCTAATTTTGCTCCTAAGGAGATTTACAGCCCAGACACTCTGCAGCACCCATCATGGTTAGATCTTGCCGCTATGGAGAAGCTACAGCGCTTCAGGAACGTTTTAAACAAGCCTATCTTAGTAAATCATGGTAATTTACAATTAAGGGGGGTACGTTCCTGCTCAGAACAAGCAGGACTACTACGAACTGGAGCTTCATCAGCAAGATTCAGCTACCACATTCAAGGATGTGCTTTTGATATTACCGTCCCTGATATGTCGGTAAATGAATTAACCCAGTGGTGTAGAGATTTCCACTGGACAAAAGTTATACCTTATCCAGATAAGAAATTTGTACATGTACATTACACAGATACCTACGAATTTTAAGGGTTAATTGGTAATTTGGACATAGAAAAAAGAGCAAATACAAATGGGACATATTTACCTGCCGAGAAAAATAAAGGCGGTAGACCTGCTCATGTTCCTACGCCTGAAACTAGAGAGATCGTTAGCCGCTATGCTCGGCTAGGAGTTAGGCAGGATTTAATTGCCGCTGAGATTGAGATTAGCGACGAAACCCTAAGGAAGTATTATCGAAAGGAATTGACCAAGCCTAGAGCTGAGCTAGGAGCACAAGTAGCGGAGTGTTTGGTGCAGAGAGCGTTGGCAGGCAGTGAGACCAGCATAATCTTTTACTTGAAAACTCAGCAAAACTGGAAGGAGACTCAGGAGATACAACACACTGGCTATGATGGTATGCCGTTGGGGATAGATTGCTCGAAGGACGAGACAAGAGAAGAGTGGCTAGCTAGAAGAGAAAAAGAGAAAGAGCAACTCAAGATAGAGGAAAAGTGAATATACTACTCGCCCTAACCTTCCTTACCTTATGCGATGCTATTGACCTATACTTTGCTTTTGAAGACTTCGGGAAAGATACTTTCGATGTTGCTAAGGGCCACATTGCTGAGTGTATAGACTACGAAGAGTTTGACGATGTTTGCCCAGCAGCTGATAGCAACGGCATTATAGGATACTCAAGAAGATTCAGACCCACCCAAGAAGCTCACTTCACATTGTTTGTTCCTGGCGTCTCATTAAGTCCTAACTTTGCTGTTAGAGCATGGGTAAGACCGTTAGGAGAAACAGAACTCGATAAGCAATCTATAGTACGTTGGATGCACGACGATGAGCAGAACATAGCGTTTAGTCTTCACGTTAGCGATTCAGGAGGCAAGCCGTCATTCGTGTGCTTGTACGACCAAGACAAAGACCACGGCGGACTAGGAGCTAGGGAGAAGACAGAGACTAGCAAGTTCGAGTGGGGCGACTGGTACCACGTTGTCTGTACAAGGAGCAACGTTAGTAAGGAGCTAGCGATATGGGTTGACGGCGAGAAGCGCTCCTCAACTGTTACGCGAGAAGTCCCACGTGAAACAGCACACTCAATGGGAATTGGCAACTACTCACTAGACGGAACTATCTGGCCATCGTCATTCGATGACGCGTTCTATGGGAACATCGACGAACTCATGGTAATATCCACGCGTTCGTTGGCTGACCATCTGATACAGAAAGACTACGAACGGTTCATGAATAATAAACGCGGCATCTGCGATTTACTTAGATAGGAGAGAGTATGACCACAACACTAGATATCCCAGCAACAGTTGCAGTCGGAGAGAACTTGCAAGTAACGGTACAAACGCAACCGAAAGCATTTGTCATCATCTACGGCGGAAGCCGACCAGGGCCAGACGGGAAACTGAAGAACGCATTTGCCGCAGCCAGGGGTCACGCCGACGACTCAGGCACATTTACGTTGTCAAGAGAAATCCATGCCGGAATGAAGAACAACGACTACTACGTTCAAGCGCTATCATTCGGTCCAGGGCAGGGAGAGTCTGGGATATCAGAGATTAGGGGGGTTACGGTTAGACCTGCAAACAGCACAGCAAAGTACATCTGCTAC